CGCCAGCCCCGATCGATCAAGGCGGCGACCGCGCTATGCGAGCGCTATGCCGTGCTCGCCGACGAGATCGGCGCGATCGAGGCCAAGCGCAATGCGATGATCGCCGATGCCAATGCGCGCGCCGATCGCGCAGTGGCGGACCTGGTCACCGAGTGCGACGATATCGCGATGAAGCTGAAGCCCTGGTGGAGCGAGCATGGCGGCGAGCTGACCGCCAAGGTGGGCGACGGCACGCGCAAGTCGATCGAGCTGGGCGGATGCATGATCGGGAGCCGGGCGGGCCGATCGTCGCTGGCGGTCGTCGGCAAGGAGGCCGACGTGGTCGACGTGCTCGCGGGCCTGCGCTGGGCGAAACCGTTCCTGCGGGTGAAAACGACGCTCAATCGACCGGCGCTGATGGCGGCGGCGGGAGGCAATCGCAAGGTGGCGCTGGCCGAGATCGGCATCACGCGCACCACCGGCGACGAACAGTTCTATATCGAGCGGGCCGAGCAGGCGGGCACGATCGGCAGAGAGAGCCGGTGAAGCTCTCGATGCTCTCGATCGTGCAGCGGACGACGGACGCGCGCGAGCGATTGCTCAGGGATATCGCCGCGGTCGAGCTGGGCGCGGTGAGGCTGGCGATCTCGGGCGTGGAGCAGGACGACGCGCTGAGCGCGGCGGTGAGCCCCATCGTGCTCGAGCAGCTGCATCTGCGTGTCCGGTCGCTCGAGCTCGACCTGCAAGCCTATGGCGTCGAGGTAGATTGATGCCCGCGCGGCCACCGGTGTTCAGATCGCCAGGCTGGCGTGAGAGCAAGCCCTGGGCGCCGACACCGGCGTTCAGGGATCGTCGCAAGCGCGGCCGGGCAGGACAGCGCGATCGGGCGCAGGTCATCGCCGAGGAGCCGTTCTGCCGGCTGTGCCTCAAGCGGGGCAAACACGTCCGCACTGACGTCGTCGACCACATCGTGCCGCTCGCCTGGGGAGGCAGCGACACGAGGGAGAACAAGCAAGGGCTGTGCGATCCCTGCCACGACGCCAAGTCGGCGGCCGAGCGAGCAGAGGATCGTGGCCGAACGCGCGCCGATCGCGACTGAGCGGGGCTGATCGGGCTTCGCCAGGGGAGGGGGAGGGTCAATCCTTCCAGCCTTCCCGCCGCGGACACCGCCCCCGAGACAAATTTTCGTGCGGGCGAATTCAAAGGGTAAAAAGTTGCGGCTGTGCCGGCAGGAGGTCGGATGGCGAGAGGTGGAGCGAGACCGAACGCCGGTCGCAAGCGTAAAGCGCCGGAATTGAAGGCGTTGGCGGGCACTGTTCGAACCGATCGAGAGAATGTTTTGGGTGAGCCGGCACCGGACGGGCCGATGATCGCGCCGCTCCACTTGTCGGATCTCGCGCAGCTGCATTTCGGGTCAATCGCGAAGATGCTCGAAGAGCAAGAGCGCGCGAGCCCGCATTACGCAGAACACGTTGCGCTGCTCGCGCTGCGGCTCGAACAGATCCAGCGATACCAAGCGGTCCTTGAGGTCGAGGGTGACACCTACGAGACCGAAACGGCGACAGGATCGATCTTGATCCGCGCGCGGCCGGAGGTGGCGATGCTGTCCGACGCGATGCGGCACGCGCAGTCGCTGATCGGTGAGTTGATGCTCAATCCGGCTGCGGCGCTTCGCATCGCCAGCGGTCACAAGCCCGAAGCGGGCGCGTTCGACGACTTTTAAGGAGAATGGCATGCGAGGATTCGGCTTGATGAGATGCGTCGCGCTGATGAGCGTTTCGTTCGGTGCGGTCGCGCTGGCCTCACCACCTCCAGGTATCCGCGCGACGATCGAGGAATCGACGGCGCCATCGCCAGCCCGCCGCCGCCGGCGTCGCCTGGCTTCCGCCGGCCGGGCCAGCGTCCGCCGATCGCGCGGACTTCAAGCGCGCCCGAAGCGCAGGCCGAACCGCCTGCACATCAGCAAGCGGGTGCGGCGAAAGCATCGTCGCGCCGCCTGAGCTGATGTGGAGGCTCGCGACTATCCGGCGATTGCGCGCAAATATGCGACCGACGTCGTCAAAGGCAGGATCCCGGCGTGCAAGTCGATCCGGCTGCAGTGCGCGAGGTTCCTCGACGATCTGAAGGCGCAGCGGGGCAAGGCGTTCCCGTTCCGTTTCGATGCTGACAAGGCGTCGCGCCCGTGCCGGTTCATCGAACGCCTGCCGCATTCGAAGGGGAAATGGGCGCGGTCGAAAGAAACGCTTCGGCTCGAGCCGTGGCAGATCTGGGTCATCTGCTGCACGTTCGGCTGGCTGCGAAAAAAGGACGGACTGCGGCGGTTCCGCGTGCTGTTCGTTATCGTGCCGCGCAAGAACGGCAAGTCGGCGTTGTCGGCGGGCATCGGACTGTACATGCTCTGCGCCGACGACGAATTCGGCGCCGAGGTCTATTCGGGCGCGACGAACGAGAAGCAGGCCTGGGAGGTTTTTGGTCCTGCCAGGTTGATGGCGTATCGGACGCCGGCGCTTTGCAGGAAGTTCGGCGTCGAGGTGAACGCCAAGAACCTGACGCGGGTCGGCGACGCATCGAAGTTCGAGACGATCATCGGAGATCCGGGCGACGGGCAGTCGCCGAGTTGTTCGATCCACGACGAATATCACGAGCATGCCGACGACGGTCAGGTCGACACGATGCGGACCGGTATGGGCGCACGCGACCAGCCGCTGCAGGTGTTGATCACCACGGCCGGCGACAATCTTGCCGGGCCCTGTTACGCGGCGGTCCAGGAGGAGAGGGACAAGCTCGCCGGCATTGGCCACAATGGTGGCCCGCCGCTCGAGGATGAGACATTCTTCGTCGAGTACACGATCGACGAAGGGGACGACTGGAAGAGCGAAGCGGCGCTTCGCAAGGCCAATCCCAATTACGACGTGTCGGTCTCGGCCGACTTCCTGCTTGCGCGGCAGCGCGACGCGATCGCGACGCCGCGCAAGGCGGGGATTTTCAAGACGAAGCACCTCAACCTGTGGGTGGCGGCGAAGGCAGCCTTCTTCGACATTGAGGCGTGGCGCCGGTGCTCGAGCGAGGATATTCCGGTCCAAGGCCGCGAAGCGATCATGATCGAGCGATTGCTCGGCCGACGTTGCATTGCGAGTCTGGACCTTGCGTCGAAGGTAGATATTGCTGCGCTGGAGTTGCTGTTTCCACCGATCGGCAAGAAGGCGACGATAGACGATCCCTATATCCGGATCGGGTTCTATTTCCTTCCATCGGAGACGGTGCTGAAGGTGGCGGCTTACCAAGGCTGGGATGCGCAAGCGTTGCTCGAGGTAACCGACGGCGAGATCATCGATTACGATGAGATCGTCGAGGTGCTGCGAACGGTTCGCGGACTCTTCCAGCTCGAGCAGGTGGCGTACGATCCCCATCAGGCGACCTACCTGGTCACGACGATGCAAAAGGAAGGCTTTCCGGTCGTCGAGTACCGGCCGATCGTGCTCAACTTCAGCGAGCCGATGAAGGAGCTCGACGCGCTTACCCGCGCCGGGACCATAGAACACGGCGGCTGCCCGGTGATGGAATGGCAGATCAACAACGTGGTCGCGCAGCCTGACGCGAAGGACAACGTCTACCCGCGCAAGCCGCGCGACGAGGCCAAGATCGACAATCCGGTGGCGCTGATCGCGGCGCTGGGCGTCGCCATGAAGGAGGAAGAAGAGATGGTCGCGACTTCCCCCTGGGACGATCCCGAATATTCGCTCAGCGGCGCCGATGAAGGGCTCGCCGGCTGATGGGTCTTATGGACCGCGCGCTCGGCGCGCTCGGAATTGTGCCCCCGATGGCGGAACAGCGCTCGCTCGAGGATCCAAGCTTTCGCCTCAGCGACAACCCCGAAGCGCTGCTGCAGATCCTCGGCGCGCTCGACAAGAATAATTCGCTGCCGCAGGTTTCGATCGAGGCGGCGCTGCAGGTCCCGGCGGTCATGTGCATCGTCGCATTCCTGTCGCGCACGCTGGCGGCGCTGCCGCTCCACACCTTCAAAGCGGGCGACAACGGCGAGCGGGTCAAGGATCCGGCCGCGCAGCTGCTCTCTTTCGCGCCGAACGAAGAAGAGACCAGCTTCGCGTGGCGGCAATATCATTGGCAGCAGGTCTTTACCGGCGGGCGCGGGTGCAGTTGGATCGAGCGTGACGGCCGCGGCAAGCCGGTTGCGATCTGGCCAATGGATCCGGGACTGACGACGGTCATCCGACGCAACGGCCGCAAGATCTACAAATTCGATGGACGCGATTATGCCGCGACGGACGTGATCGACACGCCGTTCATGCCGAAGCGCGACCGCCTCGGCAGCTACAGCCCGATCGTAAAATGCAACAAGGCGATCAGCCTGGCCATAGCGATGGGCGATTTCGCTGGCGGGTTTTTCGCCAGCGGCGGCGTTCCCCCGCTTGCTCTCGAGGGGCCGCTGCCGAGCGGTCCCGACGCGTTTAGGCGCGCGCAGAGCGATATCCAGCGGGCGATCGACCTGGCAAAGAAGTCGGGGGCGCCGTTCTTCGGCATGCCGGTCGGCCACACGCTAAAGCCGATCGGCGTCGAACCCGGCAAGGGGCAGATGGTCGAAGCTCGCCTGTTCCAGATTCAGGAGATGGGCCGGATCTGGCAGATGCCGCCGGTTTTCGTCGGTGACCTGTCGAAAGGCACCTTCAGCAACACCGAGCAGCAGGACCTGCAGCTGGTGAAGCACAATGTCGGCCAGTGGGCCAAGGCGTTCGAGGACGAAGTTACGCTGAAACTATACGGCTGGCGTGGCCCCTCGCGCCGGGTGAAGCACAATCTCGACGGGCTGCAGCGCGGCGCGTTCAAGGACCGCATCGAAGCGCTGGCGCGTGCAATCCTGACCGGGCAGCTGATGCCCGACGAGGCCCGCGCGCTGGAAAACCGGCCACCCGATCCGAACGGACACGGCAACAAGCTCTACGTCCAGCAGGCGACGGTCCCGCTCGGCACCGTCGCGGGCCCGGGACACAATGGCGGACCGCCGATCGCCGACGATACGAACAAGGAGGGCACCGATGGAGCCGAACAAACCGACGACTGATCAACGAGAGCGGCGGCAGGTCGACGCCAGCCTGGAAATACGCGCGGTCGGCGAAGACGAAGGCGGCCAGGTGGCGAAGGGCTATGCGTGCCTGTTCGACAACGAGACCGATATCGGCGGCTACTGGCTCGAGAAGTTCGCTCCCGGCGCGTTCGCCAAGTCGCTGGGCGAGCGTGACGTCGTCGCGTTGCATAGCCATGACGGCGGGCGCCCGGTCGGGCGCAAGAGCCGCGGCACGTTGCGCATCGCGGAAGACCAGCGCGGCCTAGCGTTCGAAAACGACTTGCCCGACACGCAGGACGGTCGCGACCTCAGCGTCCAGATCGACCGCGGCGACATCGAAGCGATGTCGTTCGCGTTCCGCGCGGTTAAGGAGGAGTGGGACGAGACCGGAGACACGCCGCTGCGGACCGTGCTGGAAGCCGAGCTCTACGAGATCACCTACACGGCGTTTCCCGCCTATCCCGACACGAGCGTGGGGAAGCGGTCGCTCGAGCACTCCCGCCAGGAGCGCCGGGAGCACAATAAAGCCGGTGCATGCACCCGGATCTCCGCGCGCCGCGCCCGCCAGGCGCACGCGGAACGGGGCATTCGCCCCGAATAATCACCGGGCCCAGCCCGAGGAGGCGAGCGCAGCACGCTTCGCCCTTGTCCGCCCGCCGATTCCCGGCGGGTTTTTCATGTCCAGGAGACAATCATGACCCTCAAGGAAATGCAGGAGAAGCGCGAAAAGCTCGTCTCCGACGCGCGCGCCGCTCTCGACGCGATCACCACGAATACTGACGACGCCCGCGCCGCGGAACTCGACCAGCGCCACGACACGATCATGGGTGAATTCGACACGCTCGAGAAGCAGATCGCCCGTGAAGAGCGCCTCGCTGCCGCCGAGAGCGCGGCTGAAGCGCGTCGTGCCGCTCTCCGGCCGAAGGGCCGCGACGGCGAAGCGCTGGGCATCGATGGTGAAGACGAAGGCGATGCCTCCGACAACGAACAGCGCCAGGCCGACTATCGCGACGCTTTCTACGCCGCGCTGCGTGCCGGCGGTGAGCTCGGCGCTCTCGAGCCCGAACAGCGCGCGCTGCTGCGCCAGGGCTATGTCGAAAACCGGACGCAGACCGCCGGCGCCGACGCTGCGGGCGGCTATACCGTGCCGACCGAACTCGCCAAAAAGATCGTCGAGACGATGAAGGACTGGGGTCCGATGTACGATCCCGGCGTCACCGACGAGATGATCACGAGCTCGGGCAACCCGTTCGATATCCCGACCAACGACGACACCGGCAATTCCGCGGCGGCGCTGGCCGAAGCTGCTGACGTACTCGATGACGACAGCGGCGACCTGGTATTCGGCGAAAAGAGCCTGTCCGCCTATGTCTACGCGACGCCGTGGCTCAAGCTGAGCTTCGAGTTGCTGCAGGACTCGGCGTTCAACCTCGAGGCATTCGTCGGCAGCAAGCTGGGCCAGCGCCTCGGCCGGATCGCCAACGCCAAGCTGACGGTCGGAACCGGCGTGGGGCAGCCCAACGGCATTGTCACCGCGTCCTCGCTCGGCAAGACCGCCGCGGCGATCGCGGCGATCGCGGCCGATGAGATCATCGACCTGCAGCATTCGGTCAATGCGGCCTATCGCCGCAGCCCGAAATGCGGGTTCATGTTCGCCGACACCACGCTCGCGGCGATCCGCAAGCTGAAGGACGGTCAGGGCAATTACCTGTGGCAGATGGGCGACGTCCGCGTCGGCGCGCCCGATCTGATCCTGGGCAAGAAGTACCACGTCAACGACGATGTCCCGCCGATCGCGACGGGCAACCGTGCGGTGATCTTCGGCGATCTGGGCGCCTACATGGTGCGCAAGGTCGGCAATCCGCTGATCGGTACGGTGCGCGAGCGCTTCTGGCCCAAGGTCGGCATGGCCGGCCTGATCCGTTTTGACGGCCAGCTGACCGACAGCGCCGCGGTGAAGCACCTCAAGCTGGCCTGATAGGTCAAACGTGAAAGCGGGCGGGGCATTGCCTCGCCCGCCTTTTCTCCGAGCGCCGCGACCCGGCGTTCGGAGAAGAGTAATCGAAGAAGGAAATCATCATGCGCGTCACAATGTTGGCAAGTCTTTGCGGTCCAGATTATGCACTTGCCGCGGGCGACGAACACGATTTCGACGAAGGCGAGGCGCAGCGATTGATCGCCGCCGGCTTCGCTGAGCAATCCGTTCCTGTTGCAAAGGCGCCCTCGACAGGTGCCAAGCCCGCCAAGAAGTCGGCCGCGAAGTAAGGCGAGCGGATATGTGGGCCTCGCCGATCACCGTCGCTGCGCCGGCGGTGGAGCCGGTCGATCTTGCTTCGGCGAAGGAGTTTCTGCGCATCGATGTCGGTGACACGTCGTTCGACGTTGAGTTGGCGGCGACGATCGCCGGCATACGGAGCGAGATCGAGCGGATATCGTCGACGCGGCTGATTACGCAGACGCTCGAGCTGTCGGCCGACAGTTTCGCGGATCTCGCCCGCCTGCCGATCGGACCGGCACAGTCGATCGACTCGATCGAGTACCAGGACGCCGCAGGCGCGCTGCAGGCGATCGCGCCGGCGGATGTCGAGCTGACCGGCGCGTGCCTCGAACAGGGCATTCGCCCGATCGCGGGCAAGACCTGGCCGAGCGGCGCGGTTCGTGCGAGCAGCATCCGCGTCACGATAAAGGTCGGTTATGGCGACGATCGCGAGGCGGTGCCGGAAGACCTCACGATCACGCTCCTGCGCGGCATTCGCGCCACGTTCGACGATTATGCGATCGATCTGGCGCCGATGCTGACCAATCATCGGATATGGCTATGAAGCGGCCGCGGACGCGCGATCGAAACCGGCAGCTCCGGATCGAGCGACCGATCGCAGACCCTTCATTCACCGGCGCGGGATCGGGCAGCTGGGAAAAGGTCGACGACGTTCGCGCCAGCGTCCTGGACGTGCTGCCGAGCCGTTCCGAACGGCTTGCGGACGGAATCAATTTGGCGACGCGGCCTGCACGGGTGCGGATGCTATTTCGCGAGGACGTGAAGCCCGACATGAGGTTCGTCATGGGCGCGACGATCGTCGACGACGTCGTCGTCGACTACAGCGCCGCGCGGATCATGCAGATCGTATCGGGCCCGGCCGAACTCGGACGCCGCGAAGGGATCGAGTTCATGGTCGAA